CTTGAACTGATTGTGCTACTCCGATAGAAGGATTAGATAATCCAGCGAATAACGTATTTGTTGTTGATACACTTCCTGGCTTAGGTATTATAGTACATGTACCAATACCAAAACTTTGAGTTGCAACATTGGTTAAATTGACTGGCTGAAGATATGGTTGTACAACCTCTTGTAAAGTTAATTTAGGCTTTTTAGTAAATATTATTTCTGTTGAGTTAAGTCTTTCCGGAGCACATGTAATAGGTCTGGACCATATAACATTTGGAAAGTTTATGTAATCTGGATCGTTGACGTTTTGACTAACTCGTAATGTATTTCCATTTTGATCAACACGCGCTCTACCTGCTACATATACAGTTGCTGTACCGTACGGAGCATCTGGATATACATATATTGCAATTACTCGAGTACCATCTGCTTCTAGATAATTAATTGGTTCATAATATAATGGACTACCATTCGAATCCAATACTTCAATATGTATTTTAGAATCTTTAACTAATGTGTTAGCACTAGCTTTAATCTTAAATAAATTCTTACCACCCGTTAACTGAGTTGGAAATTCTGTTATGTTAAAATAGTTGTCAGAATTAACTGTTCTATCGATTATTGATATACCTAAGTCTTTAAGACCTACATAATCAGCTCTTTTTCTTAAACGACCTAGATTCCATGTTCCTGCCGGCATATAACTTACCCTTTATTTTATAATAAATATCAGGCTAACCGGTTTCTATTGGTTAAAATTAATTTCAGAATATCCGTTAACTTTTTTGATTTCAATCAATTTATCTACTATATCCCTCATAGCATCTATATGAGAAATACACATCAAGAATCCAAATTGAGACTTTAAATAATCAAATAATAAGAACATTGAGTTCAAATTATCAGAATCTAATACACCAAATCCTTCATCTATTGCTAAAAAGTTTGGCCTAGGTAGATTTGATACATTAATTAAAGATGTTCTAATTGCTAATGATGAAATAAACTTTTCCATTCCTGATGTCAATTCTAATGGCCAATAATTATCATCATCATATACAATATGTGCATTTATATTTTTACCATCTGTATGTAGTACAATTGTAAATTCAACAACTTGATTAAGTATATTATTAATCTCAGATTCTATTTGTGGTAATGCCTTTGTAATTAAATGGTATGGCACTCCATCTCTGTTAACAGCTTTTTGATAATATTCATATCCAGAATATTGTTGTTCTAATTCTTTTAGTCTATCAATACCTCCTTGTGCATCACTCCTTGTTTTTTCTGCCATTTTTAATTTACCAGACAGAGTTAATAACTTAGAATCTAATTGGACTAATTCGGAACTAACTGTTGATATCTCATCTCTAACTTCTTGTATTTCTAAATCTTTTGTCTTATTATATTCTTGATTATCTAATTGTCTTAACGATTTTTTTAATTCTGCTTTACTAGTTTTGATATCATCTCGGCACTTATGAATCTTCCATTTGAATTGTTCAAGTTCTGATTCTTGTAATATTAATGTTGAATTAGATTCATTACAGCTATTCATTAAATCATCATAAAATTTTAATTTCTCATTAGGCTTTTCTGCTACTATCTCATCAATATTATTACCAATATGTTTTATATCAAATTCTATAACCTGTTCTTCGTCTATCAGTTTAGGTAATAAGTCTGCAACTTGCTTTGTTTCTTGCAACCACGGATTAGCCATACAATAACTACAATCTTCATCCCATTCATGTTTATCTAATTTAGATACCATTTTTTGAGCATGTTGTATTTTAAGTGATTTTACTTTCAAATCATTTACTAATTGTAATGCCTGTGATTCATACTCTGACTTCAATGCTAACCGTTCTTTTAATTTATCAACATCAATCTTATTAAGTGTTTGGTTCGTTTCTTTAATAAGTTTCTTTTGTTCACGAATTATTTCTTTTTGAGTATCTCTATCTGCAATAACTTCTATTAACTCATCTTCCATCCTTTCGATGTCTAATTCAATATCTTCTGGACTTCTTAATGTATCATCAACCTTTTTTAATTCTTTGGTCATAGTAAAAATAATATCGTTAAGATTTGTCTTCATTTCTTCATGTTCGGACTTATCTAATTTCATTTGTTCGTATGAACCAGTGTATTGAGTAATTACATCGTTCGCTGCTGCCAAGTCGGTTGAAAAATCTTTTCTCTTATATTCTCTAATTAATGCAGCTGTTTCTCTAATATCTTCATGTCCTATACTATATAATTGTTCAAATATATCGATATCTAAAAACTGTGATAGTAGTTCTTTTCTTTCTCTTTGACTCTTATCGATAAATCCGGTGTTATTATTTTGTAATGATAATGCAGTTAAGACAAAGTCATCATATGATCCTAAATATTGTTGGATTATTTTATTTGTAGAGTCTCGTTGATCACCATTTAAGTTTTCTTCGTTACCGGAAGCATCAACTCTCCAAAAATCGACATTTACTTTAACATGACCATTTCCATGTTTTTTAGCTTTACGTTCAATAAAGTAAGTATACTTACCCAATTCAAATTCAAACTTACAATGAAAATTAGATTTTTTATTATTTAATACATGTTTTGCTTTTTTAGTTCTACTACATTTATCAAAGCATGCAAATGATAACGCATCTAATAATGTTGATTTCCCAGATGCATTTGGAGCAAATAATCCATATAATCCATTCATGTTAGTAAAATCAATAATATTGTTTGGTCCATAACTAAACATGTTTGAAAATTCAAATGTCTTCGGTGTCCATGTAATATTTCTAGTCAATGTACTTGTTGGCAATTTACTATGTACTGTTCTATTAATATGTCTTACAGTATCTAGTAATTCATCATCTAATGCATATTCGTCTGATAGGTATTCTGAAATAACTTTATTCTGCCACTCTACATCTCGTATGTTTCCAAAGTTAATTTTCTTTTTCGAATCTGTTGTATTTAATGCATTTATTTTCTGAATTGATATATCTTGTACCTTGTATTGAGATTTTATTTTTGCTACAATCTCTTTCAATGTGGCAGAATCTGTATCTTTTACTTTTAATCTTAGCCTAGGACGTATTGGAATCTTATCACTAGGGTTTGTAATCTTGCCATTATCAATCTGATATGTATAATATCCATAATCGTTTGGTATATCAACAAACTCACATTTCTTAGTATCTAAGTCCCATACCATAATTCCATGTCCCAATGCTTCGCCATGATTTTGTTGGATCAATGAACCTGCATATGCAATTGTCTTTTCATCATCTAGATATTGTGGTTTATGTATATCACCTAATAACACTAAATCATGTCCTTCAAACATTTTTGTTGTAACATGAGTATTACTAAGAGTGAATCCTGCATCTGTTGAAGCATTGTGTACCGACCCATGATGTAATGCTATTTTATAATCTCCTTCAAAACTATCAGCTCTTATATAATCAACTGGCTTATCGAATACAGATAATACGTTAAAGTGTACTCCTGATATATAATATATACCATTGTCTTTAAGATAGTGTAGGCATGGATGATTTAAGGCTTTAACGATTGGACTAAGGGCATCTAGTCGATAACTATTATTTAAGTTGCAATCATGATTACCAGTAATTATCAATGTAGGTGCTAAATCTGCTAACTTTTTAAAGAAATCAGATACAACTGCTACTAGTTCTGGCGACATATCTGTTTTAGCATGTACAATGTCTCCGGCTACATATATTACAGAATTATCTGTTCTAGTCTTTTTAATATAAGAATATAATCTCTTAAATACTAGCTGATATTCTTTATGTCGTTTAACATTTCTAACATGTACATCTGCTATATGATAAATCTTATCTATCTTTTCAATTCCAATATCTATAGTGCGCATAAAATCTTTTGTTCCATTAATTCTGTTTCATTCATTATATGTGTTTCATGTAACACATTTGTTATTTTTTCAAATCCTAATTCACTAGGGTCTTTTCCTGTTATATCTACGAAGAATACATTTAATCCATTTGACATAAAATACTCAGCCGTTTCTAATGCTTGTTTTCTAGCATCTAAATCTAAACATATGTAAATGTCTTTAACTCCCTTTTCAACAATTCTTTTTTTCAATGTATTTGATATTGTCTTTCCGAATAAAGGAATACAATTACGTTTAATTGCAATTGCATCAAATGCTCCTTCTACTAATATAATAGGCATCTTCCAGTTAATATGTAATTCAAATCCAACAATATCTTTTGATGCTGGAGGATTTTTATGTTTATATTTATCTTCGGCATAATATGCACGTGCTACAAAATAATTTAAACTACCATTTGCATCATAACTAGGAATAATTATTTTACCCTTATATGAACCTTTTCTACAATAACCAATTCTATATTTTAATATATCATGTATAGTAATATTACGTCCTTTAAGATAATGAATAGCATTTCTATACTCCGGACTCATTTCTTGCAATTCCCATAATGGTCTATATCCTTCAGGCAATTGTAATACCGGAGTATCCGTAGTTGTCTTTGTTGGACGCCATTCTACGTCATCGAGTAACTCTACTAATTTAGCTATCTTTTCTCGTTGAACATTTAGTTTACGAAATAATATAGGAAGTTTCCTACCAGCCGCATTACATACCCAACAATGCCAATATTGAGTTACAATATTAACTTCCATCTTCTTTTTATTATGATGACAGAATGGACAATGGAATGCAATATTATCATTGGAGTTTATCTTCCCACGACCCATTACAGTTTCAAGAAGACTTATGATAGAGAATTTGCTCATTTGCTCATTTATTAGTTATACTTATTTCATTATCATTTTCAATACTTTCAATAATAACGTTTTTATTAAATAAATTCAATAAAAAATTTTATTAATATGAATATATTAAAAATATCTCGTAAGATCAACCTTTTGGCAAGCTTTTTTTCTCCTTAAGCCAACTCTCCGGAATAACCTTCTCTGCCCATGGTATATCATGTTTATCACAATACATTGCATAAGTAGTTTTTGATCCTTTCCTTATTTTTGTTTTGGAAGATTGGAATACCATTCTGATATCTAATTCTGGATGTTGTTTTTTTATAAGTAGATGTTTCTTCCTATCTTCAAGAACCCATCTGCCCTTTGTCTCAACTAAGATACCATTAGGTAATGTAAAGTCAATTGTATACGTATGTTTTGTTTCCGGCTTTATATAATCTATGACCGTAGTTTCATACTCAAATTTAATTTTATTTTCTTTAAGTTGGTCTGATACTTTATGTTCAAACCCACTTCGATAACCGTGTTTAATTGCATTTGCACGCAATTTGGATTTTGATCTCCATGCCATAACTAATTCCTCTGTTTTATATAAATATTAGTAGTCCCAACGAACAACGAAATTCATATCGATATCTGGATTCTTTTGAATAGGTTGCGCTAACTTTGCTGTAGCTAACATCTCTGCTTTATCATTATATAAACCAATTGATGTAATATAAGGTTTTAATGTACCAGAAACAAATAATCCTTTACGCAATTCGCCTGGAGGTAATGTTGTTTGATTTGAATCAGAAACATTTCCATCTGTTACAGGCCTGTATGTCGAAGTAGGATTCATTGTAACATTGAATTGATCTTTTGGTACACGAACTAAACATTCATTTTCATAAATAGTATGAGTACCACGATATTTAACTTCCCATGTATTACCAAATATACCTGACCCTGAATTATATTTAGGTAATGGAGATGATGCAACTACCTGGCCATTTTTATGGAACACATTACCTGCCACATTGGTTTGATAACATGAAGCCGATAAATAATGTTTGTTTCCTAAAGATGCAATACCGGTATTATTAACAGCATAATCATACATTCTTATTTCTGCAACCATTTGTTCTACACCATCTTGCCTTTCATCATTAATATTACCTAATACAACATCAGCTGCGTTAGATGTAAAGTCTGGTAATGTTCCTGTCGTGCCTCCAGATCCAGTTACTCCATTTGCAAAAATTTCCAATTTGGATGCAGAATTTCTAACACATATATGTTGCCAATCGCCCGGTGTCATAGAAACATTTCCTGATGTTACACGTGTTGCCTTTTTACCATCACATGCTATAAAATGATATTCACCGTGTGTACCATCTTGTTCTCCTGCTACAATATGAAATGGAGTACGTATTGCATTATTTTCAAATTGAGCCGCAGTAATTAATGCAGTCTGAATACCTTCTGTTGGATT